CGCACTACACTGATGGCGAAATTGAATGCATTGATGCCATTGAAGCAGCTTTGACTGCCGAAGAATTTCGTGGTTACTGCAAAGGCAACAATTTAAAGTACACATGGCGTGAACGCCACAAAGGCAGTACAGAATCACTAAAGAAAGCCAAGTGGTACCTGGACCGCATTATTCTGATTGACGAAATTCAGAACGGCTGAAGATCGTCTTCATCCTCGTCCTCGTCGTCGTATACACATGCGGCGGCGAGTTCTGCTAGCTCCAGGTCAGTAGGAATGTCAAAGTCAATCTCAATATTTTCAGCCGCCATAATCTCTTTGACCGCATACCACTCCATCAGGCGTTGATGGTAGAGGTTCAGAAGAGCTGCATACAGGTCATCCCAGGTCATCTCTTGGGCTGCAAGCTCAGCTTTGCGCATCGAGAATTGAAGCTCTAGGGGAAGTTCAAATTCCCGTGGCTCGACTGAACGCTCCATTCGGCTGTTCATGCTTTCTTTCATTTATTCTAAGCCTAGCTGCTAAAGACCGAATCGTAGTCCTTTGTGGGATTGTCTAGCCATTGGTTGTTGCCACTGCAAAACTCATTGGCAAATTCAGAAAGGATGTAAGGACTGATTCGTTCTTCCAGCTTCTGAATCGCATTAATCTCATGCGGAGAAGCTGAATAATTTCTGAAGGCACCAAGGAGTATTTCGCTAGTGGGCCAAGGGTGTTCATCCAGGTCCTCTAGGAACAAATTGATTTCTTCCCTGCGTCGGTCCAGTAGGTTACCAACGACGTGATGGTCAGCATCAAAAATCCACTGGCCCATCTCTTCTGTTGCCGCACAGAAGTTTTCGTTTTCGACGCAGTCAATTACGTGACTGTAAAGAAAAGGCTCCCAGCCAATCGAATGAATGAATGAAATTAATGCCTGACGCATCACGCTGTCAAGGCCAAGGTTCAACTTATCTAACTGCGTTTCAATAATACTGACTTCATTGAATAGATATTCCAGTGCTTTTTCCATGGTACAGAACTGCCCACGTCTAACGGCAGATCCATCTGGGTAGAATTGAGTTCCGTATCCAATTGTGTAAGGTTCTGCGCCCGTAATCGGATCTGGGTAAGCTTTTTCGTTGAAGCCCTCGTATTTACGGATTAAGTTAATCGCACGAGAAAGATCTGACATGGGAGCAACTATTGTTACTCCCAATCATACACAATAATTTAAATCACTTGCCCTGTCCCCTGCTTAGCTTGCGACCATGGCTGGGCTTGGAATGTTTGCCGTCGCCCTGCTTGCTGCGCTTGGGACGGGATTCAATTTTAACCAATGCAGTGGACTTTGGTTTTGCCATTGTTGTTACCAGTTGTAATTACAGGCCCACCATCCGGGAGTCAGTTTGTCCTTCTTCTCGGAACAGTTGTGCCTGGCCTTAAAGTTAGCACGCCTCCCCTCGTCCTTGTGCGAAAGATAATCTGAATATCCACGCAAACCAAAACGCACAATGCCCTCTCGTCCATCTTGACAAGCCTTGACAACGTACTTATGCTTATCCCCCTTGGGTGCACGCTGAGGCTTGTTGCAAGCCATCTTGTCTTTTTGATAGCGGTTTGCAGCAGAGGCTGCTTTTTTACGCTTGTCTGACATTAGAGACCCTTAAACATGGATGTGAATTCACCAAGAATCTGACTACCAGTTTTTGACTTGTAGTCTTCATCTTCGTCGTCATCTAGTCCCAGTTTAAAATAACTATCCATATCGGTATCTTTAGTTGTCTTGGTTTCTTTTTTAGATGGTGTTTCTTCACCAAAGAAACTTTCAATCGTACCAAGGGAGGCAAAGGGGTCACTCATGTCCAGGCCGTATGTCTTGAGTGCTGTATTTGAACCAGCCTTTGTTAATAATGTTTGCTCGGATCGATCTAGATCAGGGAAAAACTTTTCGTAAAACTCATCCTCAGTTCCTTGGTACCCAGCGGACTGAAATGTTTTATACAGCTCTGTTGACGGTTTCGCCTGTTTATCTTTATAGTCTTCTGGACGTTCAATATAAGTTAAACCAAGAACCTGTTGTGTTGGCTTCTTGCGTTTTTCATTTAAGTGCTTCAATTCTTCCCTAATCTTTTGTGCTGATCCAGTGCGCAATGTTTCCATTACATATTCTTTAAGCTCTTCAACAGTTCCCTTGAAATCTGTAATACCGTACCGCTGAAGAACTTCGTTCCAGGAATCTTTATCTGCTGGGTCTAGACCCTTTAGTAACTCATCGGTAAACTCTTCTGGTGTTACAAACTGACCAAAGACAGTACCTTGCTTTAAAGCTTCGTCCTTAAGTGCCGGAAGAATATTTGAGTAGATCTCATCTTGCACCTTACCAGCGTTGAGAATGTCCTCTGCCCCATCGTAGCCACGTCCCTGGCCCTTGACCTGAAAATGCATACGTGCAAAGGCGTCCTTGTCGTTAAGGTCCACGCCAAAACGATAGGCCTGCTGCGCCCAGTACGCATCACCTTTCTTAGCTGCTTCCCAGTCAGAGGCTACGGTTGACGCTTGTTCTGCGTAGTTAGAAGTCCTGGTCTTGTCTCCTGTTGGATTGAAGTAAAAATTTGCGTCAAAGTAACGATCAGACGATGCTTTTATCTGGTCCAGGTAAGCTTGTGCCCTTAAATTTGCAACTTGATTTGTTGCATTCAAAATGTCTTGGGTTTGGAATGGGTTTTGCTCTTCTTGACGAACATCCAAGTATTCAACAAATTCATCCATAGAGCGTGAAGTGTTAAATCTTGGAGTCAAATATTTATCAATAAATTCACGTGCAAAGTCGGCTTGTATCTTTACCTGTTCTTTGGCTTCTCCGGCTGTGTAACCAAGCTCTACGTCTTGTTCATATTTTTTCTTGAGTGTTTCATCAAACCATTGTTGCCAGTTATAGGTGACATTATTTCTTACGCCTGTAATATTCTGCAGACTTTTCTCAAGAGATTCCTCCGCCTTTCCTCCTGACATAAAGGAAAGCATTCCACCAATTCCTGAATCTCCAATGATGCTATTTGTTAACTCCTTATTGATGTCCATGACTTCACCAAACCCACCAAAGCCTCCCAGAAGACTTAGTGTTTGTTCTTTGCTTTTTGCCTTCTTCATTTCGGCAATAGTGGCCTTCAATGCATCCTGTGTCAATGCACCAAATCGTTTAACATCGACGGTTGCTTTTTCACCAACAGCTTCATTGATGGCATCTTCTAATTGTGTTACGCCGTAACCAGCATTTATGTTGTATTGCAAACTTACTTGCTTGTCTTCTGGACGCTCAGACAATCTAAATAACGCCGCAAATTCATCCGGCTTGTCGGGGTTTAGATACTTCTCCTTTGCTTGTTTTGCCCAGTAAGGATCCCCATTCTTAGCCTTTTCCCACTCAGCAGCAATCTCAGGAATATTCAGTAAACGTTGGGTTTGTGTATTGGTGTCCACACCTAATTGAAGATTCCTAACCTGTTGTAAGTCTGCATCTGTAGGCTTCTTTTCTGTATAGACCTGGGCGGCAGCTGTTTGCTCTGGAGCGTTGCCCCTTAAACCAGATGGTTTACCTTGAGATGTGTAGTGCTGTAGATAATAAACGTTCTCACCATATCGCTGAGTGATGTCAATGTCGTCATTAGCTACAGCAGCTTGCCACGCAGCCTCAACTGCTGGATTTTGTTGTTTGTAATACTTAGGATCAAAGTCACCATATTGAGGTTTGGCTCCAAGTGCTGAGTCCCATTTTTGTAATTTTTCAGTTTGGTAAAAAGTTTTGTAGTAATTTTCTAGTGTACTTTTTGTTGTTTCATCTACATCTAATTTTCGAATCTGATCACGCATTTGAACGTAATCACCCCCCCTGGTACCAGAAGCGGCACTAACTGTCTTGTCATACGCTTGATTTAATTTTGTATTTCTTAAATTTGTATCGGTATTTTCTTTGTTTAATTTAGCGTTTAATTCATTTGTGGCTGCATTTATTTCATTTGCTTTTTCGTTTTCAGCGTTTGCTTGGGC